TCCTTGGGCTATCATCGCGGGGCTTGTCCTCTATGCGATGGCCCAACAGCCAAAGGAGGGGGGTGATCCATCTACGGCGGCGGCGGTATCGGCAGCCAAGCAGACAATCCCGAACATCCGAGCCGCATATCGCGAAGCGTTTCTTGACGCGGCCAAAGGCATCGAGGACGGGTCCATCAAAGATCAGGAGCAATGGACCGAATTTATCAAGCAGAACGCAGGGGCAAGGCAACGCGACGCTTTGGACGAGGTTTATGAGGCGATCGACAAACTAAAGCTCCCGGTGACGTTTGCGGGCAAGGAAAAAGAGTTAGCGGAAATCAATCGGCAAATAGCGAGGGCGTGGTAGATGGTCGAAAAAATATTGGAGCGGCTCTTTTTTGCGTTTATGTGTTTCGTCTGCATCCTTATGATGATATGCGCGGCTTCACTAGAGAGGGATTGGTAACATGGACGAATTAGGATTTGTAACCTGGAAGCTTGTTCAATTGGTCCTATGGGCCGGGCCTTTGGGCGTTGGGGCGTTCTTGGCGGTGCTGGCAGGGGCGGCGTTCTACGCGGGCTACTCGATGCGACCCAAGCGAACCGATAAGCCGATGGGCAACGTCAAAATGGATCATATCAAATACGACATCCTGCCCGATGGGACGCTTGGCCCAGGTGACCCGAGAGGACTGGAGGGGCCGGAATGAAACGGGCAAGGCGGTACGCGGCCAGGACAATTTTGTTTGTGTTGCTTGTCGCAGCGTCTCCGTTTGCGATAACCAAAATTCTTGCCGATGCGCTCTTTGATTTTTTCGTTTGCCCGATGCTTGAAAGCCTGGAGGTAATCGCCAATGACGACTGAGTTTACAGGCTACAACCCCACAATTGACAGTCGAGCTAATCCCGAATGCCGCGACAAAGATTTCCGGCTAAACAAACGCAATCGGAAAAGGCTAGAAGCCTTGCAGCGAATGCACGACCGTCTTTACGCGAAGGTGAATTCTGATCGAGCGTCGACACATGAACGAGCCGAATGCACTGCTTTGTTTTGGGCGATGAGGGTACTTGAAAGCACCCTTGAAAGCGAGTGCGAGCTATGAAAAACGAGGGAAAGAAAAAACTGGTTTTCGTCTTGGCCTACATACTTTTTTGGCCCTTGTTTTTTTACGCAATCGAGGCTCTGTACTATGCAAGTTGATTTTTTCACAGGCTACGACCCCACCATAGAAAACCGCGACGAGATCAGAGCGACATCGACCGAACTAGGGTTTCGGGTTGGGGATTACAACGCACCCGAAGAAATCGACCCTCGGCCAATGATGCGGCACGATAAGCAGCTAAACATGTCAAGCTGCCAGGGTTTCAGCCTTGCCAACGCTTGCGAATACGTTTGGGCATTGGCTCAGGGCGGCTTTTCTGCCGAGCGGCAGTTGTCAACGCTATTCGCCTACCTAGAGACCCAGCGACTTGATGGCCTATTGGGTCGCGATGCGGGTTCTACGATCAACAGCGGCTTGAAAGTCGCAACTGCGATCGGGATGCTGCCCGAAGCGGACTTGCCATACCGCACCCCATACCCGAACAACGCTCGAACGATCGTAACCGATGCGATGCGGGCCAAGGCAGGACAATTCAAAATCCGTTCGCACACGTGGCTAGAATCTTATGACGCGATTTTTCAATACCTAGCCAGCGGCGTCGGCGCGGTTCACACCGGAACAGGATGGAACGATAGTTTCTATGCCCGAAACGGGGTGTTGGAATCAATTAGTCTTAGGGGCATCGGTGGACATGCTACGGCGTGGCTCGGCTACTCCAAACGCAAAGACTCCAAGGGCCGGAACTACCTTTGGAGGCTCAATAGCCACAACGACTCATGGACCGAGATTGCCCCCTCGGTAATCGATCAACTTTGCCGACACGAATACACATCGATCGTCGGCGTCTCGGATCTATCGACGCCAGGACCAAGGGCGGTTTCTTGGATGAAGGATAGGCCACTAGGATGAGTGAAAAGGGAGGGCCGGTAATTATGGTTGCTATGTTGCTTGGGTTGTTTTGGCTATGCAGCGAACCGGCTAAGGAGCCTACGCAATGCGACTTACTAGACTCGACGCCGTTGATTGAGGAAGTCGCTAAGGTTGAGTTTATCGCTCCCGCAAAGGAACCGGACCCCATGCCAAGCCCACAGCCAAGCCCCTCGGACAAGCCTCACGAAAAGACTAAACGCGAAGTACTGATTTTCGTCTCCAAGAACTGCCCACCTTGCGAGAAGTGGAAGCGGTGCGAAATGCAGCGTTTCATGGATGCCGGCTGGGCCGTTGGAATTGTCGAGGTTCATTCCTACGGGCTGACGCCGACGTTTGAAGTCGAGTCTGGCGAAAAAAAGGTGACGCTAAAGGGTTACACAACTTTGGAACAGGCAGCGGAGGCGTTGAGATGAATTGGATTTTCTTGGCTCAACTGACCTCAAACGATACCACGTTTATCGGCGTTGCCACAACGATTGTAGGGGCTCTTACGGGTGCTGTCGTTCATCTGTACTTCCGAGGATCGACGCAAAGCAAAGATCTTGTCGACATGGTTTCCAGGGAGTTCATGGAATGCAAAAAAGATCGCGAAGAACTGCGAAAATTGTACTTTGAGCTTAAGGGCAATCTGTCGACAATCAGCAAGGAGCAAAAATGAGCCAAGCACTAATCGACGAGCTTTCAAAGCCCGAATACGCAAGCCTGAGCGACCAAGCGGCAGCGGATGCAATCAACGCCAAGACCGTCGCGATACGCAAGCCTGTTGAGTTGTGGATGGTCGAAGAACACGCAAGCCGGAAGGGCTATCGAGCCAAGCTAGAGCGGGCATCGAAAACCGAGGGGCATCCTTGCCAGGAAGTCGCGTTGAACATTTTGGCCTACATTAACTCCGCTCGGCTCAATACGGTTGATATGGACTTGGCCGATACTCAGTTAATGATCGGTGCGATGGTCCAGTGCCAATTCGCTACGCAAGCAATGGCCAACGAACTGCTGGCCCTTGCAGATCAAACAATCAAGTGGACCGAATCGGTCGGGCTCGGAAGTGTCGATGATCGAGAGGTCGCAAGGCTACGCGAGCGAATGAATCTAGGAGTGGTCTAATGGCAGATGTAAAGCAAGAGTACGCAGCGTCTAGTAATCTGACAGTAACCAATCTGAACTCTCTAGCGGCATCGGCTGGATTGCTTGCGGGCTGGACATCGGGCACGATTGACAACACAACCGATAAGCATCTCGACAAGCTCATTAGTGCTAAGTTCACAACATCTTCAGCCAACCGTCAAGCCGGAGCAATTCAGGTTTGGGCCTACGCAATGACTGACGACACGAATTGGCCAGATCTTTTTTCATCGGGCACAGAAGGAACCGAAGGCGCAGCAACGATTCACGATGACGAACAGAAAAACGAGTGCCTGCAATTTCTTTGGGCAACTCAGACAGATAGCACGAATGCCGATGTCCACAACATGCCACCGGTATCTGTTGCACAAGCATTCCGAGGATTCCTACCAGCTAAGTTTGCAATCTTTATCACGGCGGCTTGTGCGACAAGTACTAATGCGTGCTTCGCGGCATCTGGGAATCAGGTTACCGCCAAGGGCATCTATGAGAGTGCGACGTAATGAGTGGCGGACTTATTGTACCGAATGATTTAGTTGGATGGTGGTGTCCATCAATTGATGCGACTGGCGGAATTTTGCTTGATCGCAGCGGTCGCAACAATCACGGCACGCTAACCAACATGGACGCGGCTAACGCTTGGGTGGCAAGCGGCAAAGGTGCGTTGGATTTTGATGGGGCGAATGATTTTGTAAACACCGGAAATTGGTCAAATAGCCTGACTAGAATCTCCGTTTCTGCATGGGTTCGCCCCACGAGCGGGACAAGGCAAGATTTTGTTTCGAAATGGGGCTCAATTAATTATCAATACGTCCTTTTGCAGGGCGTTACTGCGAGTCGCTTTCAGTTTTACATTTCGACTACATCTTCAAATGCAATCGGCTCTGGAGATAGCACGACAGTAATCTCTGCGGGAGTATGGTATCACGTTGTAGGCACTTACGACGGCTCTACAGTCCGGCTTTTTGTCAATGGGACGCTGGAAAACTCAACATCTCACAGCGGAAATCTTTCCGCAAGCACACAAAACAACCTAATAGGAAAAAGCGGCGATGCGTTGTTTGCGGGGCAGCTCGACGACGTAACCATTTTCAACACCGCCCTAACCGCCAACGAAGTACGCGAAATCTACCGTCTCGGGCGTGGCTACGGCGTATTTCCCGAGCCTGATTTTGATGAAGGCTTTGGGGCAGCATTTAACAGACGACGAAGAGTCCTACTAACGGCAGGGTGACATGCTAGCAAAACAATCCACAGCCTTAACCGTCGTCGTCGGTCCAATCCTGGATTCCACAGGTGCAGAATACGCATTGGCGGTAATCGGCGATTTGTCAATCAGCAAGAACGGCGGAACGCTGACGGCAATGGCATCGGCAGCGACGCTCACCTATATCGCAAACGGCATGTACACGCTTGTCACAACGACGGGCAATATGGACACACTAGGAGCGGTTCAGGTCACTTGCAACAAGGCTACCTACCAGATGCCAAAAATGGAGCGAAACGTCGTTCCAGCGAGCGTTTACGATGCGATCATAGCTAACGCGACCAACACAACAGGCGGCTTACCAGCGGCCACAGGAACAATCTCGGCTCTCGCAGGGGCGGTTAGTACTCTGACGGCTGGCGGCGTCAGGACGGAGCTTGCAACGGAGCTAGGCAGGATCGATGCGACTATCGGAAGCAGAGCAACGCAAACCAGCGTTGACACGATCGATGATTTTATCGATACCGAAGTCGCGGCGATCAAAGCCAAGACGGATTTGATTGTGACATTCCCGACCAACTTTAGCAGTCTCGACATTACAGTCGGCGGGGCGATTGCTGAGCTTGGGGCCAATGCGCTGACGGCTAACAGTGCGGTTGATGCAATTCCGCCAGCAGTTTGGAACGCATTGCTTGCCAGCTACACGACAGCCAATAGCTTCGGGGCTCGGATCGTCCGGTCGGCAAACTCGAACAACACAGTTCAGATAACCGGCGGCGGCAGCAATCATATCTTCGCAGTGCTTCACGATGCCGAGCCTAATTCGATACCCGAGGATGCTTTCGTCGATGGTGCGTTGTCGGCTCGGGCTTTGGCAGCGGATGCGGTTGGCGAAATTGCCGATGGCGTGTGGGATGAGGCAACCAGCGGACACATAACGGCAGGCACAACGGGCAAGGCTCTTATAGACTCAGGGGCAGCGGGTAATCCTTGGGCGACCGATCTTGCTACAGGTTACAGCGGGACCGAGGCGGGAAATATCCTGAATCAGGTCAAGCTAAAGACCGACACGATCACAGGCAATCAAACAATCAACGTCTATCCCGTATCGGCGTCGACCCCTGAGAGGGTGGCCGGAACTACCTTGACGTTCTACCGCGACGAATCGAGATCGGTATCGGTAGTCACTGATTTCACGCTGACCAACCTAACGCTTCAATTCACGGTCGAGGACCAAGACGGGAACGATGTTTACACGCTTGCAAACGCTTCGATCACTCGATCGGGCCAGACCTTCACCGTGCCAGTTACCACAGCGGTCACTGGCGGGCTAGGGCAGTACCGTTGGTCGATGCGCGACATTACAGGCGGTGGCAATAGCGTGATCGCTATGGGTGTGCTGACAGTCCAGGAGGCAGCAAGCAATGGCTAAGCTATGTCGATGCGGAAAGATTGTTGCTGACCGTTGCGAGTGCGATGGCGGTAGGTCTACGCAGCGACGACCACAGGCCAGGGCGAACTACGATTGGACCCATCGGATAGCCTCGGAGCGACTAAGGGCAGAGCGGCCATTGTGCGAACGGTGCGTCATGCTCTACGGCGTGACCGATGCGAAACCATCGAAGGACATGCACCATATTCACCCAATCGCCAGGGCCCCTAGCTTGGCGCGTGACGCATCCAATTGGCTTGCGGTCTGCGAGCCATGCCATGAGGCGATAGAGGGCGATGAGGCTCAAGGGATGGCCGTAAAGCGATGGTCAGAGGTTAGCTACGATGAGGCGTTGCATGGGGCCAGGATAAACGGGGGGTATCAGAATGTTTGATACTAAACCCACTCGATCGCTCGTGATCCCATACGAAATCTTCCACCAAATTGGGGTTTTAGGATGAAAACTGTCACCATAAAGGTTTCGGACCTTAGTGCCGATCCGGCCAACGCACGCAAGCACGACGACCGGAACATAGATTCCATCATTGCTTCCCTTCGTCGCTTCGGCCAACAGAAACCGATCGTTATCGACGCTTCCAAGGTGGTTCGAGCCGGCAGCGGAACGCTAGAAGCAGCGAAGCGGATTGGATGGGAAACCATCGAATGCGTCGAGACCAATCTAAAGGGCTCTGAGGCTATCGCCTACGCTATCGCGGACAACCGGACAGCAGAACTAGCCGAGTGGGATCCGGATATCCTAGCGGCTCAATTAAGCGGCTTGCTGACGGACGACGAGGCACTAGCAAACGCGGCGGGTTTCTCGACAGAGGAAATCGAGGCGATGCTATCGCAGGAGTTACCGGAAGAGGAAAGCCAAGTTGACTTGTCAAGCAAATGGGAAATCGTCGTTACTTGTGAGTCCGAAAGCGATCAGCAAGCGGTTTTTGAAATGCTCGAAAAGGAGGGCTACAAATGCCGAGTGTTGACGTTCTAGTTAGATCCGATATTCAAAACTCGTTTCGGGTTCAACAGGTAAAAGGCATTTTCGACGTTCCAGAAATGGCGTCTATCGAGCATTCCTGGAAGATCGATATTCCGATCGAGGAAAAGCCGTGGTCGATTGGGCTGATTGTCGGTCCTAGCGGCTCCGGTAAGTCGACTATCGCTAGGAAGTGCTTTGGCGAAAGCATGATCGAAAACGGATTTGACTGGGACGCAAAAAAGGCGATCGTTGACGGATTCGATCCAAAGCTATCCGCTACGGATATCACAGGCGCGTTGTCGTCGGTCGGGTTTTCTTCGCCTCCGCAATGGCTCAAGCCTTATCACGCATTGAGCAACGGCCAAAAGTTCCGTTGTGATCTAGCTAGGTCGCTTTGCGAAGCAAGGGATTTGGTTGTGTTCGATGAGTTTACCAGCGTTGTCGACAGGACGGTTGCCAAGGTGGCATCGGCCGCAGTATCGAAAGCAATTCGACGCGAAGCAAAAAAGAAATTCGTTGCTGTCTCCTGTCATTCCGACGTTGAGGAATGGCTAGACCCTGATTGGGTGCTGGATATGACCGAGCAAAAGTTTTCTTGGAGGTGTCTTCGGCGTCGACCAGAAATCAAACTCGACATTCACAAAGCAACCACGATGGCTTGGCCCCTGTTTAGCGGGCATCACTATATGACAGCCAACATCCACAAGGCGGCTCAATGCTTCGTTGCTTGCTGGAATGGCAGGCCGGTGGCGTTCACAAGCTATCTAACCCTAGTTCACCCAAGCGTGAAGAATACAAAACGAGAACACCGAACGGTTGTTTTGCCGGACTTTCAGGGCGTAGGGATCGGAAACGCTTTGAGCGAATGGCTAGGTGGCTATCTCAAAAAACTAGGCTATTCGTTTCAGTCGACAACCAGCCACCCTGCTATGATTAAGCATCGACACAAGAGCGACAAATGGATTGTGGCCAGACTTGGACACGCTAGCGCGCCAGGGAAGTCCAGCACCTCGACTGTTAGCAAGACGGTTTCGGCGTTGAGAGTTACCGCGAATTGCAAGTACGTGGGGTAACCATGACCAAGGGACGCAAAAAAACAGCTCCAGAAATCCTCAGGCTAAGCGGGAGTTACATCAAGAACCCGCAGCGAGAGAACAAAGCGGCTCCAAAGGCTGACGGCGAAGAACCCGAAATGCCGGACTATTTCAGCGAGGATGAAAAGTTCAAATGGGGCCAGCTACTTGAGGACATGAAGCGAAACGGGATTTGCTCAAGCGACCTTCGGGAGATTATGATCGCCTACTGTACTGCTTACGGCGGTTGGATGCTGGCGCGAAAGGCGGTTTTGAAAACGGGGATTGTCTTAGTGCAAAAGACCGATGACGGGATCGACGCTAAGCGAAATCCTTTTTCGGTCGAGTTGCATAAGTACAGGGAGGAAATGAATCGGCTCTTGCCTGAGCTTGGTTTGACCCCATCGGCTAGGGCTCGAATGGTTGCGACACTTCCACCAGAAGAGGACGAATTTGCCGAGTGGCTAAAGAGGGCTCCAGGTTGATAGCAAGCGGTATTTCGCTACGTGTTGAGGATTATTGCCAAGCTATCGAGGATGGCTCGATACCCTCGTGCAATCGCGTTAAGGATGCGGTGCTACGCTTTCGGCTCGATATGCAGCGGCAATCTACGCCGGACTTTCCGTACTACTTCGATGCGGCTAAGGCGGCTAGCGTTTGCGAGTTCTTCCCCCTCGTCCTGCGTCATTCCGTTGGCGAATTCGCGGGTAAGCCTCTAATCCTTGAGGATTGGCAGCTATTCGGGCTATGGAACATCTTCGGGTGGAAGCGCGATGAGGACGGCTCAAGGCGGTTTCGCAAAGTCTACTGGTCGATGGGCCGGAAGAATGGCAAGAGCACGCTCATCGCGGGCGTTTGTCACTTCTGCGCCATGGCCGACATTGACCCGAAGACTCGCAAGCCCGAAGCGGTAGGGCAGATCCTATTGACAGCAACAAAGAAAGAGCAGGCCGACGTTGTCTATTCCGAGTGCGAAAGGATGGTTAGCCAGTCTCAACCACTACTAAAGTACACGGACATAAAAAACGAAACGATAACCTTCAAGCACAACC